CAATAATATTAATAATGCAGACAACCACAATAATTGATAATAGCATTTAGGTTCCTTTAATGTCTTTTAGCTTCAAATAGGCATCAATTTCCGCTATTACAGCGTCTTTTCCATGTTTTACGACCAAATAGGCAACATTATTTAACGTTGTCTGGAAGTGCATTTCTGCAAATGCTTCTTCTTCTTCAATTGTGGTCTCAAACTCTTGGTATAAAGCGTCTTTAACTTTCATATATTCAATGTTTCTTTCATTTGTTGTTACGACCAACCAAAAGCATTATGTTACTAATAGTTGGCATGGTTCTTGCTCTTTAAAGACTATAAAGGCTTTAAAGACTATAAGTCTTTTAGGGTATTAACTATAATAGGTAATACTTAAAGGCTTTATAGTGCAAGCACTTTGTATTCATCATCAACTAGATATTCCTCATCATGGTCTAAATCTTTTCTGTCAATAGTCGGTAAGGGTGTCATTCTCTGAATTTCTCCGAGACATCCCGTGCAGGTGTCTAAAAAATCATTGGTAATGGCGTGTCGGCGTGTGGCCTCGAAATCGCTTAGGTTTTTGTTGCAGCATACGCATTTCATAATTTGTCCTTGTTTTAAGGGGTTTTAAGGCATCCAAGCCACATTCCCCTTGGTTTGTTAATAAAGTGTCTAAAATAGCCCTTTAAAGCCGTTTAAACGGCATTTCTAGGCCTTTAATCCTTCCTGCTTTTCCATAACCGCCAATAAGCGACTAAAAAACAGGCAAAGCCGATACCTGTAAGTATTGATAAAAAGATAGTGAAGGTCATTTCAGCCTCCCGTGTTCTTCAATCTCAGCAACAAGCATATCAATCCATTTCCCCCGCCATTGCCTCATTTCTGTTTTGGAAAGGATTAATTTATGCTTTTTATAAAGCCATTCTTCGGCTATCTTCTGTCTTCCAAGTCTTTTTCTTATTTGGTCAGCTAAATAAATACATTTTTTTTCCCATTTTGGATTATCCAGATATACGTTAGCTAACGCTACGCAGATGTAATAACTGTTTCCACGAAGGCAAATGCTATCTTTAGCAAGTTTCAATATTGTAATTAACTTTTGTTTTTTCATTCTGTCAACCTACTCATAGTGATGCGAGGCTTGCGTTTACCTTCCCAGTGCTCAATAAAACATATCCAGCCTTCATCGGTTTTAGATAAATGCCTCGTTTTTGTCGCAGTGTCATAGCATTGCCCTTTAGCCTGTGCATAATCTAATTCAGTCTGTATCGCAGCATATTCCTTGCCTAATATAAAGGCAAACAGTATGCTAGACACAATTAATGCACCAAAAACTACATTATTCAAGAATATCTTCAATTTGTCTCTCCAAGGCGTGAATGGTATGCACGTCAATATGCTCTATTAGGTCTTTTTGGATTCTTACTCCCTTGTCCCTAATATAAAGCTCATAGATGGTTGCAATGCCCCTTAATGGCGGGTCTGTATCCGTCTCTGCCTGTGGCTCATCATATTCATAAAAGCAGTCCCATTCGATGCCGTGATAGGTTAATATATTATTCATAGTTACGCTCACTCCTTAATTATTACAAATAAACCAACCGATAAATTAAAATCTTCATTGTTTAGAATGAATTCTTTAGCGTCAATTCGGTGCAAAAAACGTGCAGCTACAATGCCGCTACTGGCATATTTAACTAGATACAAGGACTAGTCCTTTGCGAATGATGCTTTGAAGTCAAAACGGGGTTCTTTTAGCTTGGCTGCGGCTATCGCTTCCCGGCACGTTCGATATGCGTTCGTACTCCATGCGTAAAACTGGGTAAGGTGTGGCGCGGTTTTAGGTGTGCCAATAGCGTAAACGTGAATTTTGCGCCTGTACACGTTGCCGAAATGGGTAGTGCCTACAATAGGGTTTTTCATGGTGTCATTCTCCAAAAATATAAGACAAAGGGAAGGCCAAGCAGGAAGGCCATTAAAACAGAGGCTAAGAGGTTTTTATAGGTCACGACAAAAGCCCCTTCGGATATTTAGTGAGACAAATCTGATTTGCCCCATTCTCCCTCACTGTATGCCTTTCATAGAGAATTCCCCCATCATAGGACAGAAACTCACTTTCCGTGCATTCAACCAGCCCGTCCCCATCTTCTTCCATGTTCTCTTCGTCCCATGTGAAATAGCGAATATTCATGTTATGCCCCTTAAAATATGTCAGATTCTAACAAAGTGTCGATGCAGTTAACTACAAAATCTTCCCTACTCATTACGGGTAGGGCAAAGACAGTGCCGAATTGACGATTAACAAAGGCACGAACGGACAAAGGCAAAGCCTCCCAAGCCTCCACACCTTCGCCACGCATGTTATGGTTTAAATAGGCCTCTGGCTGTTTATTTTCACTCATGTAAATGCAGTCCGTGAGGTTTCCATCCGTGTCGGTCACATGGATGATGCCGGCAATGCTTCCGTGTTTGATTGTGTATTTCATGATTAACGAGTCTCCACTGTTGAAGCTGCAAAGCAAAACGAGTAACCCTTACCGTCTGCGCTATCGCCATAGCGCATACCGTCTAGCGTCCAGTCTAGGTTATTCTTAGCGACTAAGGCTTTAACCGCTTCAAAATGTGCCTGTACGCTATCGAATTCGTGAGGGAACCCGATAGTTGCGGTGAACCCTTTAATGTCACCATAGCCCGTTGTATAAGCCTTGATGCGTGAGCCGTTAGCATTTGTTGCAGCTAGATATTTTGTGTGAATAGCAATCATATATTTCCTAAGAAAAGCCCTTCGGCATAGTACGATAGTGTACTCCAAAGCTCTCACAATGAGAGCTTCAGGCTACATTATAGCATCAAGCTGCCATGATGCGGATAACCTTAAGCATTTTGCGCCCATGCGCCGGGTAAGCGATAACTGGCACTGTTTTCGACCAACAAGCCCGGCATCCGTTACAGTTTCCACCGTGTGCATAGGCTTCGCACAATTGTACACCATCACGGGCTTGGAAGGTTTCAGCATCCGGCCCGATAACGCTCCCGTGCAAGCCTTCGATGTATTCGCCCACGATGCTATCACTGGAAAAGCGTACCATTACATTGTCCAAGGCTTGCATTTCAGCTAGCACCATGGCGAATTTAGGAAACTTGTGCATACGTGTTGGTAACCAGTGCTTGCACCAGGGCGTGCGAATCATTACTTCTAAAATTTTCTCAGCAAGCCCAAGCGCATAAACGTCTCCGCTATCAAACCAACGAAAGAACCTATCGTTCTCAAGCTCTGCAACCATATCGGAAACCCATTCTAAACGCTGCCAATCGGTTTTGTTCTCTGCCCTTGGAGCTTTCACGTTAGGGTAATTGTAGTTTCCCGTGGTTGCATAGCATCCCTTGCAAGCGTCAACCAATACACCCGGTGATGCCAAGCTGCCGGGACACGTTTCCAAGGCTTGCAAGCTCCATGAACGTGCGTTTAGTTTAGAAGTGTTTGATATGCGTATCATTGTATGTATTCCTATACTTTAAAGCCTATCGGCTTTGCTTTGGCAAAATCGCCACCTAAGGCCACACTATAGCGTATGGCCTTAAATAGAATTATACACTACTCGCCAAATGGCTCGTTGTTGTCAGTTTGAAGGCTTCGATTGTGCTGCCGTTTCGTGCGAATTGTTGACGCATAGCGAGCCAGTCAGTTTGTTGCATTACATGGGTTATTTCATCAATGGTGAATAGTGTGTCGTATTTATCGGCCTCTATTGCCCATTTAGCGGTATGAAATAGGCCATTGGTGCGGATGCTTTTACGTGTAGCTTGGTAAGTGTTGCGATTCATGTTACGTTTTCCTTTTAAGTAAGAGAGCCAAAAAACTGACCCTCTTACCTATATAGCATAATAGAATCGTGCCAGTTCTTGTAAGTCGTTGATTCTATTGACCCCTCCAAAACCCTAATGTATATCCGTACAGTGGTTTACTACGTACTATGGTTATAAGACACGGCCAGGATATAACATCATTGTATATTGATAACGTGTGTCTGATATGCTAATCAATAGTGCACTATAATGGTGCATCATCGCCCCTCACCTTAGTGACTTCAGAGTCATTAACAGATGCTAATGAGAACCATTCTCATCTACTCATTAGCTATGCTGATAGATACCATGATAGATACCATAGTAGCGACCAAGCAGGACAGATAGTGACTCATTAGTCTAGATAGTGACTCATTAGTCTACATAGTTATGTTAATAGGGGGGGAGGGGTAATGAGGCTATGAAATCTTTACAGGAGCTTAGTAGCCATATAAAAAAGAGAAAGGAGCAATAATTAGGGACAGAATAAGGAGGGTAAATAGACCCCTATAAAGACTCTGGAGACCCTTGATTTCATTAAAGAAACGACCAAACAGGCATAGTTGTGCAAAATGCGCTCCCAAAGGGGAACTATTAGGCGAGCAAGCTCGCCCTATAAAGGCTTGAAGAAGCTAGAACATCGTGAGTCTTTAGACGAATCTCCTAAAAGAAAGACATCTTTACACAAATAAATGTAAATAAATGAAGAAAAGACTTGACGTGACTACTTTTATAGTGTATCATCTTATGTATAGTAAAAAGACATTAAGGAGTCTTTTAGTCTATGAAGACTTTAACGTAATGGTTTTTATAATTTATAAATAACAATAACATTAAAGACTTCATAGACTAATAGACTATTAGCCTCTATAGGTAGTTTTTGGTCGTAAACAAATAATGGACACCCGCAAGGGCTTGAAGCACTTTAATGGGTAGTGTGTCTAAAAACTCATTTCTTTTTCAAGGAGAAAATATGTTATACAACATTGGTGAGAAGATTCCAGGTGTTTTACACAACAATGGGATTGGTCTATACAACTTGTCTTTTACAAGAAGTGCGGCTAAAAAAGGTAGAGAAACAGCAGCAGCTAACCGAAAGAGCAAGAACGATATGCTCGCTAAAAGCATGAAGCTGTGCTCCTGCTGTAAACAAGAAAAGAGCTTGTTGTCGTTTAACGAAGACAGCAAGACATATACAGGCTATTCAAGCTGGTGTAAAGAATGTAAGAAGGAAGCTAAGAAGAAATGACAATAGCTCCTAAAACAAGAGGGAAGGGGAGGCCTCCCAAGGCCGACCTCATAGCCGTTAAAGAGAGAAACAAAGGGAAGATTGGTCGTCCTGTTGGTGATGCTGGTCGCATCCAAGAGTTTAAGGAAAGGCTCCTAGCAACAGGTGGAACCCGCATAATTGACAAGGTAATTAGCATTGCTATGAACGACGACCACCAAGGGCAAATGGCAGCTATTAAGCTCTGTATGGACAGGCTCCTGCCGATGAGTGTCTTTGAGGCAGCAAAGAACGGTGGTGGAGCAATGCCAACCATCAGTATTAATATATCGTCTTTAGGAGCACCCAAGATTGAGACGTTGGACGATGTGTCCGACATAGAGATAAAAGACACCGAGTAATCGGCTTTCAACACGTTTAGGGTGCGTGTGTCTGAACACCCTTCTCTTGAAAGGAGAATTACAAATGGAAAACACACTTAGCTGTAATGGCTGTAAACAAATGCTACCTGTAGAATCTTTTGCTAAATGCTTAAGTGTTAGTCGAGGGTATCAATATAAATGCAGAGCTTGTCATAAAACGATTAACCACACAGAAGAAGTTAAAACCAAGAAAAGAGAAGACATAAAAGAGTGGCGAAAAAAGAATCCTGAGAAAAGAGCTGAACAGAAGAAAAGAAGTTACGAAAAACATAAAGAGCATCAAAGGCAAAAAAGCAAAGACTGGTATCACACAAATAAAGATAGATATCGGGACGGAGCAATGCTTCGTAAATATGGCATAACCTTAGAACAGTTTAATTCTTTAAGAGAAGGCCAGAATTATTGTTGTGCTATTTGCGGTGCTCATGAATCTGAAAACGCACAGGGATTAGTAATTGACCACTGCCATGAAGCAGGAAATGTGCGAAAACTTCTCTGCACACCTTGTAATGTCGGTTTAGGAATGTTTAAGGACAATCCAGAACTGCTAATTAAAGCAGCGGATTATTTAAAGGAATATAATGGAATTGGACTGGACGTTGCTACCGTGGCAGCTTGACGTATGGAATGACCCGGCTAGGTTTAAAATCTTGGCTTGCGGTCGTCGAACAGGTAAAAGTAACTTAGCTATCAAACTACTGCTTGCTAAGGCGTTACAAGCCCCAGAAGGAAGCGCAGTCGTATATGTGGCTCCAACACTTTCTCAGGCTCGTCAGATTTGCTGGGAAGCTCTTTTAGAGCAGGGTAAAGATATTATCAAGAGTGCGCACGTCAACAATATGGACATAGTATTGAAGACGGGACGAAGAATCCATGTACGCTCAGGAGAAAATCAAGATACTCTCAGGGGACTTAAGCTCTACTTCGCTGTTATCGATGAGGCGAGTTTTGTGAAAGAGGAAGTCTTTACTAAGATTATCCGTCCTGCGCTGGCTGACTTGAGAGGCGAGGCAGTCATCGTGAGTACGCCAGACGGTAGGAATCATTTTTACGAATGGTTCAAACTTGGTCAGGAGGGCAAAGACCCTGATTGGAAGTCTTGGCACTTCACTACGAGAGACAACCCCACAATTCCAATTGACGAGATTGAGGCTGCTCGGCGCACCTTAAGTACATTCGTATTTAAGCAAGAGTTTGAAGCAAACTTCTCTAACGCTGGACAAGAGATATTTAAAGAAGAATGGCTAAAGAAAGGCCCAGAGCCTAAGCACGGGGAATATGTCATTGCCATTGACCTTGCTGGTTTTGAGGAGGTGGGTAAGAACCCCGGAGCCTCTAAGAGCCGTTTAGACGAGACAGCCATTGCCATTGTTAAAATAACAGACGAAGGTGATTGGTGGGTTAAGAGCATTGAGCATGGTCGGTGGGATGTCAAACAGACAGCAGCTGCCATCATCAATGTCATTAGAGAATACAAGCCCATTGGTGTGGGCATTGAGCGAGGAGCATTAAAGAATGCTGTCTTGCCTTACATCAACGATGCTATGCGTAAGACAAACGTATACGCTCACATCCAAGACCTAACACACGGTAACAAACGAAAGCATGACCGCATTGCATGGGCCTTACAGGGGCGTATGGAACATGGTCGTGTCTCCTTCAACGAAGACGAAGACTGGCGTGAAGCCTTTGACCAAATCTCCATGTTCCCTACTTCGGGAGTGCATGATGACTTGGTCGATGCTCTTAGTTACGTTGACCAGCTTTGCATGACCTCTTATCAACAAGATTACGAAGATGAAGAATATGTCATTTTCGACCAAACAGCAGGATATTAACTAAGGAAAAATTATGTCTACATTTCAACTTGACCCTAATCAAGTATCACTTGGCGTTCCTAGTTTGGGGACAGCGCAAGTATTCACTGTCACCAACTCTAGTGCTCAATCTGCTGCATTTGGGGAAAACACCACAATGGTTCGCTTGTCTTGTTCTTTGGGCCACTGCCACTTTCAAGTTGGCACAAACCCAACTGCGAGCACCACAACATCACCAATGATGCCTAATAATTTTTCAGAGATTATTCGTGTGAGTCCCGGTCAAAAGATTGCTGTTATCAAGGATTCTGGAGTTACATCCTCCACCTTCTCAATCACGGAATTAATATGAAACTTATGTTACAGCGGGATATTAAACATGGCTAATAACCTTTTTGATGCTTCTCGACTTTACGAAATATTAAAGCAATACAACTTGCTTCCTAAAGTAACCGGGTTTGAACCAGCTGGAAATTCCTCTGGTCTTTTTTCAGCCGATACAAATAGAATTGTTGCTGCTATCCCATCTAAGTCAGATGCAAGCCCTGAATTTAGCAAACAAGTTTTAGCCCATGAAATGACACACGCTGTACAAAGTAATTTACTAAGAAACACAGCTTATCAAATCCAACAAAAAATACAAAAAGGTGAACAAGTCTCAGACCAAGAACGCCAGTATTTAAGAGCTTCTGAACAAATATTTGCCGATAGTTTTTCTAATGTAGGTAACTATGATAGTGCAAAGCATCGAAAAGACATGAAGGCTTATGAAAAGCAGGTTCGTAGTCAGTATACGGGAATAAATAAAGATTACGGTTCCTATAGAACAAGTCCTGACGAAGCTCAAGCATTCGGTGTTGGAAATATGTCAACTCCTGTAGGAATGATGGGCAGTCAGGTTAATTCTCATTTAGACCCTTCTATAGCTACTGAGTTTGATATTCTATTAACAATGTATCAGAAACTTCCAGAAGCATTAAAAACAACTTCAGCAGCTAATAAATTAGAAAAAATACAACAGAATAGAAAAACATCTAAGGATATTTATCTACCAATGTCTAACGATTTATTATCTGACCCTTTTCCACTTTCAATTAAATAATAATACGAAAGACTAACACATGGCTACTAAACCAGAAATGCCTGAGTGGGAAGAACCCACAGAAGACGACAAAGAGCTAGTTAAATGGGTGGTCGACCACACAGACCGTTGGCGTGACTATCGGGATGAGAACTTCTTAGACAAATGGCTTGAGTATGACCGCATTTTCCGCGGTCAATGGGCTTCAGAAGACAAAACTCGTGATAGCGAACGCAGCCGAATCATATCACCTGCCACCCAACAGGCAGTAGAAACCCGTCATGCTGAGATTATTGAGGCTATTTTCGGTCAAGGAGAGTTTTTCGACATTACGGACGACCTCAAGGACGTAGATGGCAACCCAATGGACGTTGAAGCCCTTAAGCTACAGCTTATGGAAGACTTCAAGAAGGACAAAATCAAGAAAAGCATTGACCACATTGAGCTAATGGCTGAAATCTACGGAACAGGCATTGGTGAAATTGTTGTTCGTGAGGTGACAGAGCTAAAACCCGCCACACAGCCCATTCCCGGCTCTCCCGGCACGGCTGCTATTGGTGTAGAGGAAGGAAAACGTACAAGCGTGTTCCTAAAGCCTGTAAACCCCAAGAACTTCCTTATTGACGCTAATGCAGACAGCATTGATGACGCAATGGGGTGTGCAATTGAGAAATATGTCTCCATCCATAAAATTGTAGAGAACATGGAGAAGGGCATCTATCGTAAAGTGGACATTGGAACCACATACGACGACAGTGATTTAGAGCCAACACAACAGCTCAAAAACTTCGAAGATGACAAAGTGAAGGTACTAACCTATTATGGCTTGGTTCCTAAAGAATATCTGGAGGGTCTTGAAGAAGGCGGGGCAGAGGTTGTTGACCTATTCCCTGAGGACAGCGTGGCTGATGACTATAGTGCTCTCGTTGAGGCTATCATTGTCATTGCTAACGACTCTCTGCTCTTAAAGGCAGAAGCAAGTCCTTACATGATGAAAGACCGCCCCATCATTGCATATCAGGACGACACAGTTCCCGGAGCCTTCTATGGCAGAGGTACAGTGGAGAAGGCCTACAATATGCAGAAGGCTATTGACGGGATGCTACGGGCCAATATGGACTCTGTAGCCCTTACAACAGCCCCTATGATGGGTATGGACG